ATTCGACTGGAAAGAAAGATCCCCTACAATACGATACTAAGATTGGTTTTGCACGACAGGCGTTTGGCGCTATCGTGAAGAAGTCAAACGCACGCAACGTGATTCAGATTCTTCAGTCTCTGGAGAAAGAAAAATATACTGATGTCATAATGATCGTTGGTTCAGATCGTGTTCCAGAGTTCAAGAAACTCCTCAATGCTTACAACGGCAAAGAGTATAAGTTCGACAATATCACAATCATCTCTGCTGGTGAACGCGATCCAGATGCCGACGACGTATCTGGTATGTCAGCCAGTAAGATGCGCGCTCTCGCGGTAGATAACCAAGACGCAGCTTTCATGCGCGGCGCACCTTCTACACTAAAAGCACAAACAAGAAAGAAAATGCTTCTTGCTGTTCGCAAGGCACTACTAGGAGAAGATATTATGGATTATAACCATGATGATCGTTTCGTCGAATTCGTAATTGAGAATAGCGAAGAAGATGCTATCGAGTTACCATCTGATGCTGAAATCGCAAAGATGATTGAGAAGATGGATATCACTGATCTTGATCTAGACGATGCTGACGCAATGATGCTTGATCTTCTTGTCGGTAAAGAAGAAGGCGAAGAAGAAAAGAAAGAAGACGTAAAGGAAGCTGTTCTTTCGGGTATGGCTCGTCAGAAACTTTCACAACGTATGAAATCAATGAGCAAGCGTCTTGCTCGTCTTCGTCAGATCAAAGCAAAGCAGATGCCAGCTGCGCAGCGTCTTCGCATGCGCGCCCGTAAGGCTGCACTTATGTCGCTCCGTAAGAGAGCAACTGGCAAGAAGAATCTTGATTATAACTCACTGTCACGTTCACAGCGTATCGCTGTTGACACAGCACTCGTTCAGCGTTTTGGTAACAGACTGAAGAAAGCTGTTGACGTTCTATCAAAGCGCATCCTACCAAGAATTCGTAGCATGGCACAGAAAAATGTAGCAAAGGCTCGCGACATGAAAGAAGAAAATATCAACGAACTCTTTACTAATAATCCACATCTATTGGGTAAGACAAAAGAAGGTTCGCCAAAGGATAATGCTCAGGATAAGATTCAAGCAGCGAAACGTGGGATTTCTCCAGCTGCTTGGGAAAAGACAAAGGCTGATGCTGCACACGATTCACCGTTGAATGTTAATGCACAGAAGCTTAATACGCTTGATACAGATCCTACATTGAATGATCGTGTTGCGCCAAATCCAAAACAGTCGCACCTCAATCTAAACAGAAAGCTGATGCACTACGCTCGTAACGTAGACGAAGGTCGTAAGGGTGAAGCTGATGCGCGTGATGCAGGTGATACTAATATCATCTATCAGATGCGCAAGGTAATTCTATCTCGTGGTCAGCACGAAGTAGAGTTTGCTGATGGAAAGAAGCACAGAATCACAACTAACGATGCGAATAAGTTGCTCGATAAGTATAACTCAATTCGTATGCCAAAAGAGAAGCAGCTCTTTACGATTGCCGCTGGTAAGTCGCTTGCTGGTTTCAAGGAAGCTATGCTCCATGGCGCACCAAAGGAAATGGGTCGCAAGGTTTCACTTGGTGGTAAGCAGTTCCACGAATTCTATATGGGAGTTGGTCGCACTCGCACAATCGCTCCATATCCACAGGATTCTGATGAACCGCCAGGAACTCGTCGTATCGCTGAACGTAAGATGAAGATCACAGAAGCGTCTTCAGCTGGTGGTGTCGAACGCGATGCGAACGACAATCCTAATAAGCCACGTAAGACTAATCCGAAGTTAGATCTTCTGCTTCGTCTTGGCTTGGCTGACGGTGAAGAACTTCAGAAGTATCGTCGTGCTCTTCGCACAAGCAAGAAGCAAGCTCTCGCTTCACCAGAGATGCGCAATAAACTTGCTGATCTTCTCGATAAGTTGATTGAACTAACAACTGGTGACGCTGCTATCTACTCGCGTGCGCGCACGAAGATTGTTACAACTAAGGAAGCATACTCGCTTCTTCGTAAGTCTGAGATGTCTGGTATCGACGCTAACATCATCGCAGAAGTTTACGTTCGTGGTCTGAACGAACATGACGGTGATTCTACTCTTGCTTTTGATCGTGTCAACTCATTCATTGCTGGTGGTATGGCTTCACTAATCGACGGAGATCTTGCTGAAGCTGTGAAGTCACCGACTGGTGGATTGAAAGATGCTTGCTGGTCTGGTTACACAGCAGTTGGTATGAAGATGAAGAACGGTCGCAAGGTTCCTAACTGCGTACCGAAAGAAGAAGTTTCACCTGAAGCTAAGAAGGTTCTTGGCGATGTAGCTAAGAAGCATGGCGGCAAGGTTCCATTCAAGTCAACAACATATAAGAATGGAAAAAGAATTGTAACACACGGATACAACGATACTAAGGGTGATCGTGTTGTAACACATACAACAAACGAAGCTATGGACGAAGCAACAAAGCAACAGAAAGCTGCTGGCGCTGCTCTCGCTACACAGCGTGGTGAGTATGCTGGCGGTAAGAAGGGTGGAGCTGTCAACCGTATGTCTCTCATGAAGACAAAGGATCTGGTCAAGCTCGCTCGCGGTAAGAAAACGAACGAAGAAGTTGAGCAGATCGACGAACTTTCACCAGCAACTCTCAGCTCATACAAGAGTAAGGCGGCTGGTTCAGAAACATCTTTGACAAATAAATCTTCGACGCTTTCTGTTCCTGCAAAGGATCGCAATGCTGCTGCAGTCAAAGCTAATCAGCGCAGAATTGGCATGAAGCTCGCAACGAAGAAGATGGGTGAAGAAGTAGAACAGGTTGACGAAGTTTCATCCGCAATGCTTTACAGAGCAAAACAAGCTGCACAGAAGAAAGCTGGTTGGTTGATGCCTGGAGATAAAGGCAAGGGCGACAAAGCATGGAACCGTGTTAAGAAGTTCCGTGACGCTGGTGTAGCAAAAGAAAAGCAGGAAAAAGCTAAGAAAATCACCGAAGGTGGTGTTCGTGGTATGGCTCGTGGAAACGTAAAAGGTCGCGACTATAACAGCGATAAAATGTTCCAGCAGATGTCTAAACCTAAGGCGTATAGAAAGCCTTGGGAAAAGACAAGAGCTGATTTGAATATCGACTTCCAAAAAATAGCTCATACTTTTACTGGAGCTGTAAAGAAACTTCCGCCAGGAAAGAAAACACCAAAGGCTATGGTTCGTCCAAGAGACTATATGAAACCAAATCAGGCTTCTAAGGTTGGTGTAACAGAACAGAGTTTGTCGACTCACCCAGCTACTTCACTTGCTTCACGTTCAAAGCGTGTGAAGTCTTTCCATGCTTGGGAACCAAAGGATACGAACGAAGCTAATCGCGTTGCTGACGTTAAGTTGGTAAAGGTTCGCTTGCCAGATGGTAGACTTGTTTATCGTAAAGAACATTCAAAAGCTGAAGTTCAGCACGAAGCAGCTCCGCATACACATCCTACTGGTAAGACGCCATATGGTGATATGACAAATAAAGAACTTCGTGCTGATCTTACTAAGAAGGTAAAAGACGCAAGCGAAACGTATACTGGTTCAGAGCCAACAAGCTCAAACAAGAATGATCCGTCAAATCGTTTCGCAGGAACTGATGCTATTCGTAAGAACTATGCTTCAGTAACTCCTGGGCAAACTGTTGCGGAAAAGCACTTCAAGGATATCAAGAAAGCCATTTCTGGTATTCGTGAGTCGAATGATCTCAACGAATCATTTGCTGCTGGTTTCGAACTTGCTCCATTTGCCCGTGATTATGGTATGCGTGTTCAATCATCATTTGAACATCATCCTTCTATTCAAGAACAATTGGATGATGTTGAAGAAGCTACATATAAAGGGAAAACGGTCCCTTTGAATAAACCTATGGCAGGTGATGTTAAGAAATCTAAGGTTTACGTCGATCCAGATGGTGATGGTAAAGCTAAGAAAGTAAACTTCGGTGATAAGAAGCTAAGTATTAAAAAAGGAATTCCTGCTCGCAAGAAATCATATTGCGCTCGATCAAGTGGGCAAGGTAATCTATCAAACAAATCGAGTGCTAACTATTGGTCCCGTAGAGCATGGGATTGTTAAGGAGAAAATGAAATGATGAATATGCTTATGAATGATACAGTTGTTTGGGGTCTGGTTGGTTTGGGTGTTCTTTTGCTTGCTTGGATGTGGTGGCCTAAGAAGACTGTAACTGAAACGCTTGAAGAAGTGAAGGCTGAAGAAGCTGCTGCTCCAGTTGCTGCTGTCAACGATCAGATCACAGACGCAGTAACAAATACAGCTAAGAAGACACGTGCTAAGAAGCCAGCTACTCCAAAGGTTGCTTCAAAGAAGGCACCTGCTAAGACTACAAAGAAAGCTGCTCCTAAGAAGGCAGTGAAGAAGGGAAGAAAGTAAGATGAACGAACTCGTAGAGGCACTCAAGAAAGCACAGGCGACTAGCTTTGCGTTTTATCTAAAAGCGCATAACTATCACTGGAACGTTGAAGGTTCAAACTTCGCGGAGTATCACGAATTCTTGGGTGATCTCTACGCTGAAGTCTTTGGTGCGGTAGATGCTATTGCTGAGCAGTGCCGCACCCTCGACGCCTATGTTCCAGGATCGTTCACTCGCTTCCAACAGATGTCGTCAATCGAAGATGAACTCAGTGTTCCATCTGGTCGTGCGATGATGGCTAAGTTGCTTGCTGATAACGCTCGTGTTATCACCGATCTTACTGCCGCATATCGTGCAGCTGAAGCTGTTGGTAAAGTTGGTATCGCTAACTTCCTACAGGATCGCATCGGCGCACACGACAAGCACGGTTGGATGCTTCGTTCATACACTAAAGGCGAATAATAAATGGCTCAGTTCCGTAGAGATATACAGCAGTTTCAAAAGAATGGTAACACGATCTTCGAGGTCGTGATGCTGTCTACGAATACTGGCGTTCCGATTAGCACAACTAATCGCTTGCCTGTAACTCTAGGAACTGGAACAATCACGATTACTGGTAACGTGAACGTTGGTTCTGTTGTTGTAGTGAACAGTAGCCCCAGCAATCCTGTTCACAATCATATCACAGAAATTGGAACAACTGGTATTCTTACTGTTCCATATCTTCCTGTGCATGACACAAGAACGTCTAACGTTCGCGTTATCAACTTAGCACCTTCTCTAAATGTGTTTGTTCGCAATACTGCAAACGTTCGCATATCAAATCTACCTTCATCGTTGAATGTATACACCCGTAATACAGGCAACGTTCGTGTTATCAATCTACCTGCATCGCAGAATACGAACATCCGTCACAGCAACGGAATAGCAATTACTGCGTCAGCTCCGTTGCCTGTTTCCGTTACGCCTGCTACTAATACATTTACATATGTAAAGTATATTGACGAAACCAATACGCAGCTTGATGCGGTTGGTCGTCTTCGTGTATCGCCTCCTGTTCAGAGTTACTGGTATACAGCTGCTGTCGATAAAGACGGTGATCTGCGTTATCAGGAAAAGTTTGCGCAGACAGCTAACTCATACTTTGTTCAGAACATGGCAGCTATCAGAATAACATCTGGTAATGTTGCTAACGGTTCTGCAATTCGTACATCTCGTCGTCGCCATAAGATGCGTCCTGGCGTTTCTCTTGAGTGGGTTGGCGTTCATAACTTTCTTGGTGCGCAGACAAACGTAACCAAGCGTCGCGGATTCTATACACAATACAATGGTTTGTTCTACGAAGTTACAGACGATTTGTATATCGTGCTTCGTCGACGTCTTGAAGAAGGAACTCTTGTCGAAACTCGTATTGCTAGAGCCAACTTCAACAAAGATAAGCTCGACGGAACAAACAGCGCGACTAATCCGAGCGGATTCAATCTAAATCCTTCTACGTCAAGCAAAACGTATAACATCAATTCGTTTACTTCTAAGACTGGACCAACGTCACCGCAGAATAGCACAGAAACTTTTTACAAAGTTACGTTTGCTGTTACAGGCGAAGTTGCTGACAATATTGTTTCGTGGGAATTGGGTGACTATCTTCAGATTGAAAACCTTGCGCCAAGCGGATACAACCAGATGGTTCAGCTTGTAGCAAAGAGCGCAGGTTCAATCACAGTTTCTTACACATCAGATCCTGGAACAATATCAGATCAGGTTGGAACTGTAAGGTCAAATGGTCTCTACAAGAAATATTCTTGGTTCATGGACTTTGAAGGAACAAGAACCACTCGTATTAGGTTTGGTGTTCTAACTAAAGAAGGTCCGTTCATCTGTCATATCGTAGACTTTGCTGGAACTTCTGGCGTTAGCTGGGCTAATGCTACTGCGATGCCTGATCGCATGGAAATCTTCAATACTGGTGCTGTAACATATCAACCGAATATGCTTGTTGGTTCAAGCACCATCAACGTCGAAGCTGAACTCGAACTGAATCCAGGCTTCGGTTCTGCATATAACAACGCTGGTATTGCGGCGGCTGTGAACGTAGAGAAGGTTCTATTGGGTGTTGGTCTAAGAGCAGGTGAGCCATATCAAAGAGCAGACTTGCAGATTCAGGAAATTCATGTAGTTGATAAAGCAAACGTTCCTGGCAAGAACACAGATAACTCACTTCTTTTCTGGCGTCTTGTTTTGAATCCTACAGTTGCTGGATTTGTTCCAGCACCAACTAATATTGGCAAAGCAACAAGACAGTGGGCATATACCGCTAACACTACAATCTCTGGTGGTATAACGCTATTGACTGGATATGGTGAATCTGGCGCATTGGCTGATACAAGAACGTCACTCAACTTCTTGAACATGGGTTCTAATGTTGACAATACAGATGCAGATAAAGTGGTTATTGTAGCAACTATTATAACTGCAGGATCTACTGCGCCTGCATCTTTGATAGCTTCTATGAATATCATCGAATCAATGTAAGGAAAACAAATGTCGTATCGTAGTTTAGAAAACACAATTCGCTTCGGCGCAGTAAAAGAAGAAAAGGACTACGAAGGTCAGATGGCTCGCGCCCAGTTGCAGATGATTGCAAAGCGTGCTGCTGCTCTCGCAGAGATGATGACAGACGATATGCAGCTGGAAGCTTGGGTTCAGAGCAAGATCACAACAGCTGAAGATTATGTAACAACAGTTCACGATTACATGACTACAAGAAAGGGTAACTAATATGTCTATCGATCCAAAGAAGTTTGGTCTCAGCGATTCGCTGGTAAATGCAGTCAACGAAGCTCTCAAGGGAAACCAGACAAAGCTCGACAAGAACCACAATGGCAAGCTTGACGCACAAGATTTCAAGATGCTCCGTAAGGAAGATCAGAAGCAGCAAGATGCTGTTGACGAACAGTCTCCTGGCGAGTATGAAAAGGCTAACTTCAAGCATAACATGCTTGGAACTGACAAGAGAATGAAGAATGAAGTTGCTGATGGTAACAAAGCAAACTTCAAAGCTAACATGAAAGAAGACGATGCTAAGCCAGCGACTAAGATAGTTGCTAAGCCACAGTATGATAAGACTCGTCCAGCATTTACTGAACCTAAAAAAAAAGTGAATGAAGCAGCTGTAGCTGGAACAAACGTAGCAGCTGATATGGCTGATCGTAAGGCTGAAATTCAGCGCAAGATTGCTGCAAAGCAAACTTCGTTCCAGCAGGCTAAAGCTAACAAGCGCATTTCTGGAACAACGATGAAAGAAGCTAAGTGCAGCTGCGGTGAAGAAAAAGGTTCTAAGATGACCTGCGAAGTTCATGGTGATAACAAAGGTCTTAAGGGTGGTAAGGAACCAATCGTCATGAATCCACCACTGAAGGAAGCTTCAAATCTTCCAAAGGCGGTTGTAAGCAAGGGTCACGAGATCGCTAAGTCACTTATCAAGCATCGTTCGAAGGTAAAAGAACCATACGCAGTTGGTATGGCTACAGCTAAGAAATCAGCTGGCATTAAAGACTAAATACTAATCTATATAATGCAGAGTAGTTTTAACGAAAAGCGGAAAGGAAACGCAAATGGCACTTTGGGGATTTTCAAGAGAATCAAATCAGGTAGCATCTGGAGCTAATACAGTTGCTGCTATCGTAAAGGGTTATCGCCCACTTCCACAGTCACAAGGTATCGGTCACTCGTTCGACACTGAAGGCGGTGGATACGCAAACAAGCGTAATGTTATCGCAACAACAAAGGGATGGGTTCGCCGTCTCAACAAGCGCGATACACACGGTAACAACCGTCAGTTCGACGAAGTTCTTGTAGCAGCTGCTCCAGGCAACGGACTCTACTACACATCGAACACATACCTCGGTAACGCAGACATCTGCGAAATCTACGTTAAGCTCAATGCTAATAACGTGATCTCAGCAAACGTATCTGCTAACCTCTACGTTGTGTTCAACTCACCAGTTCACCTGCGTGTATCGTCTAACGCATTAGCTATCACCATTTCTAATACAGTTGGTGGTAACGCTGGTGTTGCTCGTATCAATGCTTCAGCTGCTGCTCGTGCTAACGTTGCTAACAACGTAATGGTATTCACGATGCCTAAGCTGCAGGGTGGTGCTAACGGATCGAACGCAAAGGCGACTTACAAGATTGGCGCACAGTCAATCTCTGTTACAGGTAATCCTCTCTATAATCCAGAGATCGGTATTACAGCTGCTGCGAACCTTGTAATCACTGGAGCTGTTTCAAACAACCTCAGCCGTTTCAATGGTACTCGCATCACTACATTCCAAGTATCAGCTAAGGGCATTTAATAGGATCGGAGTCGCTAGATGGCTGACAAGAAAGTATCACAACTTGACTCACTGACGACAGCTGCGGCTCCAGATCTGCTCATGATCGTCAGTAACCCAAACGGCACACCGACTTCAAAGAAGATTACTGTAAAGAATCTCTTTGGATCGGTGGGCGCGAATACGGTATTCAGTGCCAACGTGACTGTGCGTGGTAATCGCGCACAGTTCGCTTCAAACGTGAATATCACAAAGACTCTTACTGCTAACACAGTAAAGATTACATATGGATCAACTCCTGCATCAAATAATGCAACAACAGTCGGAATGGCTGTCGGTGAACTACGTTTCACTAACACATACATGTATATCGCTGTCAATGCGACAACGATTAAGCGTGTTGCATTGAGTGTGTTCTGATGTCATTCGAACTCGTCGCAGCAAAAATAGCGTCAGCAGCAGGTGGTCTCTTAGGGGGACTAACTATGTTTGCGTTCATGAAACCTACAACTATCATGGACGCAACTATCCGTGGTGGTGTATGCACAGGAGCAGCTATTATATTCGCTCCTGTCATTTGCGAATACCTAAACGCACAGCAAACAACAGATCATCTGTTGGCTGGTGGTGCTCTTATCGGATTTTTAACATGGGGCGTGTTGTCTATGACAGCACGCTTTTTCATTAAGGCAGATGCAGCAAACAAAGATATCGTGGAGGCTGCTAAGGAAATTAAAAATTGAAATGAAGGGTAAATTGGACGATAACAACTTTTTTCTTTATGCTGCACATCATTACTTAAATCCTTGTGTTGATGAAATTGAGTTCATAGAAGACCTTGGTCGTATCAAGAATCTTCGAAGACTATTCAGTCGATATGAGCGTAAGGGTGAGCTAAAGGAAAGATTGATACTAAATCATTTGATGGTGTTGTATAATGTGTTCGAGCATAAAGCCCTCACGCGCATGCTTGCTTACAAGTTATATGACCATCTCCCTTTGTTGAAACCGTTCCTTATGCTGCTAAACTATTGGCCTGAGAGAATTGAGAATATCGGACCATTTAGTGAAACGATTAGATCAAACGATGTCATGATGGATATGCGAGTCGTAGAAGTTCTGAGGAAAATCTAATGCGCGATCTACACGAAGACGAAGGCGGCGCTCCCGCTAATCATGCTGGTCCAGCTACGAGCACATCCGATGTTCACTGGAGCAAGCGCCAACCTCGCATTGGCGCTAAGGGCAAACTTAAGAAGTATGGTCAGCCAATTCTCTTCAAGTCAATTATTCGTCGCAAGTCGATGACAGAGGCGCAAGTCTATTATAAAATACTAAAGAAGAAAGTTCCTGCGGTCAGCCGCACGAGCGCGATGGGAGATGGTAGTGATGGATCCAGTGAATCAGTTCAACGCGAACACATTGTTAAAGTCGACGGTGGATACCGCCTTGTCTCAAAGAAGACAGGAAAAAACCTCGGAACGTATCCTACGCATGCGGGCGCAGAGAAGCGAGAACGACAAGTTCAGTTCTTCAAACATAAAGGATGAAAAGAAAATGGGATTGAGTATTAAGATTGCGATTGCAGCTGTTCTATTCTCCGTCGTGTCTGGCGGTTATTTCTACATTCAAGCCTTAGAAGGCAAACTAGAAGCAGCCGCTGAAGTTCAACAGCGACTGGAAGGCGTTATCAATCAGCAGAAGCTGGTTATGGAACGAAACGCCGCAGATCTCAAGAAGATGCAGACTATCAACGCTGAAGTAGCTGATAAGGCTGGCAAAGCTGAGCGTGAAGTCGCTGCTCTCAACAACAAACTATCAAAGCTCGACGAAGTAGTGGCTAAAGCTCCACCATCACAGACAGAAATCAAGATCAATCGCGGCACGAAAGATGCGCTGCGTTGTAACGAGTTAGTAACTGGTTCGCCCTTGACAACTGACGAGCTTTCTGGTAAAGTAAAGAATAACATTTGCCCTGAACTAATTGCGTCGAAAATTCCTGCTAAGGAGGCTAAGTAATGAGAATCGTGAGTGCCATCCTGTGCGCAGGACTTCTTTCTGGTTGCAATGAAACAACCAAGGTATTTGATAAGCCACTGCTCGTAGATCGCGCAGAGCTTATTCTCCCGCCAGTTCAACCTATCACACAGAGTGATATGAAGTGGACGGTTGTTACACCTGAGAATGTTCAGGCAGTGAGCGCTAAGGGAAACGTTGTGTTCTTTGCCCTTACGCCAAAAGGCTATCAGAATCTAAGCATGAACGTTGCTCAGATGCGTAAGTATATTGAACAACAGAATGCCGTGATCGCAGCCTACAAAGAATATTATAAGAACGAAGAGAAAACGGAAGAATAGTCTTGACAAGTTTCATCACTTTGATTATAATGAATTTATGTCTATTATCACTGACCATAAGTATGCACAGATGATCTCTCACAGACTCCTGCTTTTCAAGCGGAAGTCTGATAGCGTCTATAACTTTCGATGCCCATTCTGTGGTGACTCACAAAGAAACAAGATCAAAGCTCGTGGATATCTCTTTGAGAAATCTGGTGGGCTTATCTTTAAGTGTCACAACTGTGACATCGGAACTAATGTTGGTAAGCTCATCGATCTAGTCGATCCTAGCTTATCTAAAGCGTATCGCCTAGAATCCTTCAGAGACAAGAATATGTCCGAAGGCGATACGTTCGTTATCCCAAGAGAAAAAGAAGCTGTAATCGAGAGACCTAAGATCATTCTCGATGATATGCTTACACGCCTTGACCAACTGCCATCACATCATCGTGCGGTGGAGTATGTTAAAGCACGTCAGATTCCCAAGGAACGTTGGGATGACTTATACTATGCAAGAGACTTCAAAGTTCTCGAAGCGTTGAATCCAGCTTACGAAGGTCGTTTGGCTTCCGACGAACGTTTGGTGATTCCGTTTCGTAGAGAGGATGGGTTGCTCACTGGCGTTACTGGACGCGCCATGGGCAACTCATCCTTGCGTTATGCTACCATCAGAATTACTGATGATCCGCTCGTTTACGGGTTAGAACGTATAAAACGGGGTAAAACTATATACGTCACAGAAGGTCCAATTGATAGTATGTTTTTGGATAATGCCATTGCAGCTGGTGGAACGGACTTCTCTAGAGCACTATATAACATCAGTGATGAGAATGTTGTTCTCATCTTTGACAATCAACCGCGAAACAAACAAGTTGTGAAGCGTGTTGAAGCTTTTGCCCAACGTGGATATGCTATGGTTATTTGGAACAGTAATTGGACGCATAAAGATATAAATGATGCTGTTCTATCTGGATCTAGTGTTTCCGAGATTGAGTATCTACTAAATAAGTCCACGTTTAAGGGTCTTGCTCTTAAGCTCGCTATCCGAGACTGGAAAAAATGTTAACACAGACGCAATGTCTGTGAACGCTATTGTATTGTCCGAATTAAGAAAAGAACGGAGTAACTATGTCGAATCAACTTCCCACCCTCTACCAGCAATTCATTCACCTGTCACGCTACTCAAGATATCTGTGGAATGAAGGACGTAGAGAGAGTTGGGAAGAGACGATCGGTCGCTTCTTCGATTTCTTTGAAGGACATCTGAAAGAACAGCACAACTACGATATCACAAAGCTGCGTGCTGAAATGGAAGACGCAGTTCTCTCACAGAAGATCATGCCTTCGATGCGTTGTGTCATGACTGCTGGTGAAGCATTGAAGCGTGAGAACGTTGCTGCTTATAACTGCTCGTATGTTGCTGTCAATAGCCCACGTTCATTCGACGAGATTCTCTATATCCTCATGAACGGAACTGGTGTCGGTTTCTCTGTAGAAGCAAAAGACGTAGAGCAGCTTCCTGTAGTAAACGAAGACTTCCATCCATCAGATACCACGATCATGGTTGCAGACTCGAAGCTCGGTTGGGCTAAGGCGCTGAAGGAACTGATCGGTATGCTTTACGTTGGTCAGGTTCCTCGCTGGGATCTTTCCAAGATTCGTCCAGCTGGAACACCACTCAAGACTTTCGGTGGTCGTGCTTCTGGTCCAGAACCATTGGACGCTCTGTTCAAGTTCTGCATCGATATCTTCAAGAAAGCAGCTGGTCGTCGTCTAAACACATTGGAGTGTCACGATATTGTATGTAAGATTGCCGATATTGTTGTTGTGGGTGGTGTTCGTCGTTCTGCTCTCATTTCTCTTTCGGACCTGAACGATGACCGTATGCGCACAGCTAAGTCTGGTCAGTGGTGGTTAGATCAGTCACAGCGTGCGCTTGCTAATAACTCTGCTGTCTATAAAGAAAAGCCAGATATGGGCTTGTTCATGGAAGAGTGGAAGTCTCTCTATGAATCAAAGTCTGGTGAGCGTGGTATCTTCAATCGCGCGAGCGCGAAGGCTACTGTTATCAAGCATGGTCGTCGCGATCCTAACTATGACTTCGGCACGAATCCTTGCTCTGAAATCATTCTGCGCGATAAGGAATTCTGCAATCTGTCAGAAGTTGTTGTTCGTGCAACTGATTCAATGGAAGATCTGAAGGCTAAGGTTCGTCTTGCTGCTATCCTTGGAACGTGGCAGTCAACACTAACCAACTTCCGCTATCTATCGTCGTCATGGAAGAAGAACTGTGAAGAAGAAAGACTTCTCGGCGTTTCAATGACAGGAATCATGGACAATGATCTCACCAACGGAAAGACAGCAGGACTCCCAGAGCGACTCGAAGAACTCAGAGCAATCGCAGTCGAAACAAACGCAAAGTTCGCAAAAGAAATTGGAATCCCTCAGTCTGTTGCAGTTACTTGCGTTAAGCCCTCTGGCACTGTTAGTCAGCTTACTGATGCTGCCTCTGGCATTCATGCTCGCCATAATCCTTATTATATTAGAACTGTTAGAGCCGACAAGAAAGACCCGCTCGCGCAACTGATGATTGACGCTGGTGTTCCAGTTGAAGATTGCGTGATGCGTCCGAACAACGTCTATGTGTTCTCGTTCCCAATGAAAGCTCCAGAGAACGCAGTCTTCCGTCAGGATATGTCTGCTATCGAACAGTTGGAACTGTGGGTAACTTATCAGGATCACTGGTGTGAACACAAACCATCTGTTACCATCTCTGTTAAGGAACACGAATGGTTGGATGTTGGTGCATGGGTATACAATCACTTCGACAAGATGTCAGGCGTTTCGTTCCTTCCATTCAGCGAGCACGTTTATAAGCAAGCTCCTTATCAGGACTGCACGAAGGAAGAATACGAAGCAGCTGCTGCTAAGATGCCTACTGCAATTGATTGGGCTTCGCTTTCTAAGTATGAAAAGACTGACACCACTACTGGAGCGCAGGAATTGGCTTGCGTGGCTGGTGGGTGTGAGGTTTGATTATGACAGAGAAAGATCTGTCGTGCCCATGCGGAGAATACGACTACACTGTCATCTATGAAAAGCGTGGAAAGAAAGCATCACCTCAGTTCTGCCCCTTCTGTGGGGCAGACGCTGAGGAAGATAAGATTGAAGAACTTGAGGAAGATGAGGATGAATAATGGGTGATTCATACTTAGGTGGTTCAACGATTATCAAAACCAGAACGAAGAGTTGGTGGAAAGGTAAGCGTTATAAAGCTAAGAAAAACACAGAGAAACATAATGCAAATCTGAAAAGAGCGGAGCGTGATAGGAATCTCATGTGTAACTGGAAACCTGAGTATACTCTAATCAAAAGAGAAGATAAAGCGCCTAAGTGAACTGAATATATAAGTTCATGAGTTATGAAAACGCATGGACATTCGACGGGAAAGTATTCGATAGTGAAGATATCGGCGACTCGTATGGGTTCGTATACATTATCACCACGCCTAACGGTCAGAAGTATATCGGAAGAAAATACTTCTGGTCCGTTAGGAAGGTTAAGGGTAAATCCCGTCGTCAACGATCCGAGTCTGACTGGAAATCCTATTATGGTTCCAGTGACATCATCAAAGAACAAATCAAACAATCAGATAAAAGCCAGTTCAAGCGAGAGATCATCTCACTACACTCTACAGCTGGACGTGTGAATTATGAAGAAGTGCGAGAACAGTTCGTACATGAAGTATTAGAACGCGAGGAATACATCAATGAAAACATCAATGGAAAATGGCACAGAAGCCCAGAACACATCAGAAGTAAATCAAGATTCTCTGCCATCGCATCTAGGCGGGCATCTGAACAAGACACACAATGATCGTGGGGCCTTGACATTTCTGATGAATGAGTATACAATAACTTCATTCCTTGATATTGGCTGTGGTCCAGGCGGAATGGTCGCGCTCGCGGGTATGCGTGGGCTTGAAGCAGTTGGTGTCGATGGTGACTGGGAAGTTCCAAAGGAGCGTGACACTGATATCATCATTCATGACTTTACTCATGGTCCAGCTCCACTTGAACGCGAATTTGATCTGGGTTGGTCTGTAGAGTTTTTGGAACACGTAGAAGAAAAGTATCAAGACAACTATATGCAAGCATTTGCTCGTTGTAAGTATGTGGTAGCAACTGCTGCACCTCCAGGATATCCTGGGCATCATCATGTGAACTGTCAGCCGCAAGAATATTGGCACAAGGTTTTCGATAATTATGGTTTCGACTACGACGATGCTATTACTCAGCGTATCCGTAAGCAAGAATCAACTATGCAAAAGCCATTCATGCAGACGACTGGTATGTTCTTTAGGAGACGATAATGATTGAACCGATTCGCATTTTCATTGGCACCTCTGCCAATAACGAAGACTCTGAAGCAGAGATGGTTCTTGAGTATTCGCTCAAGAAGAACACAACCCATCCACTTGAAATCACTTGGATGCGTCAGACTAAAGATGAGAACTCTATCTGGGGTGGATGGCAAACTCCACATTGGTCTACTCCATTCTCAGGTTTCCGCTGGGCTATTCCCGAAGCATGTAATTTCCATGGTAAAGCAATTTACATGGATGTCGATCAGGTGAATCTCCGTGACATTGCTGATTTATATTCTATGCCTATGGCTGGCTTACCGCTTGCTGCTCGTCGCGGTAAACGCTTCGGTGGTCATGAGTTTTGTGTTATTCTTTTTGATTGTGAGCGGATGGGTGATTTTCTTATGCCTGTTTCTCGCATGAAACCTAATCCAGAAGCGCATCATCGTTATGTAAATATGTTCTCTGGTTCTGAGCTTGTGCTTGATCTCGATCCGCGTTGGAACTGTCACGATGGTGATGGTCTCCCTATCGAAGATATCTGGCACCTTCATTACACAAAGATGGAAACACAACCTTGGAGACCAACTTGGTTTACTGGAACGGTTGAAGAGCATCCTCGTCAGGATCTCGTCAAGTTCTGGCACGACATGAGAGCAGAAGCTGTTCTCAATGGTTGCACTCCAGTTCTCAATAACGATACGTTCGGTCAGTATAATATCATTGGACGATAATGAAACTCTTTGCTTCCTGCGATCCTAAGTATCTAAACGTTCACGCTCCCGCGCTCATAGCTTCTGCTGCGGTTGCGTGTAACAATCTACACATCCATGTTATCAACGCAGGTAATCAGGAAACAGACTTCTTGCATTATCTTGCCGATAAGTGGGCTGAAATGACGGAAGCTCAGTTTAGTTTCTCTGGTGGTCCGATGTTTGTGAATCCTCCAGAAGGACAGACATACAAGAACTGGCCCGATGCTGAACGCACGCTATTTGCTTGTGACCGCTTCGTGACTATCGTAGATCTCATGGAGAATGATCCAGAGGAAGATTATCTGATCGTCGATACTGACTGCTTGATTATGAAGCATATCGAAAAGCCAGACGATGATCAGGTTGGTCTGTTCCTGCGTGAACCGCTCCCGCAGACACAGGGATGGGAGAATCAGGGAACGCGAGTTGCTGCTGGCGTAGTCTACTACTCACGCGAAGCTACAGACTTTGCTCGTCAGGTTAGCCGACGCATCAAGAACGGACCATACAACTGGTTCCTCGATCAAGTTGCTCTGAATGAAATCTATCAGAAAGAACTAAGTAACTATCGTTATCACTACTTCGATCAGCAGTTCATGGACTGGGAGTTTATGGAAGGAACGACGATCTGGACTGGTAAAGGTCCACGCAAGTATGATAATCCAATATACGTTTCTAAGAAGAACCAATTCGATAGGATGATTCGATGAAAGTAAAAGTTCTATTCCCACGTCTTGATGTGATGTTTAAAGAAGGACCAGTTCCAGAAGCACGTGGAGCTATTCCTGAGATTCGTATTCCTTGGGTTACAGTCGCTAATCGTATCATGCATGCGCATCGCATGAAGGGTCATGATGTCGAGCTTATTGAAAAGCCTTTGTGGCAGTTCACACCAGAGTTCACTGAATCGCTTAAAGCGGATATCGTTTACGTTCCACATAAGTCGAGCGATACATTCCCCGTTCGTGACACAGACGTTCGTTACTATATGCAGTCCGTGTTTCCGTGGCAGTTCTATATTGACTCGAAAGGATTCGCTGGTGGTTCGTCAGCATATCCGTTCCTGATTGACACCAATCGCGATATCCCGCATGGTAGTTTCTATGCACAGATGCAAGCTCGCGCTGCTATGGGTGAAAGCAAGTTTGCTCAGCCAGCTAGTAAGAAACTTGATCTCCCACCTGACTTTGTGTTCTTCCCGTGTCAGATTCCACACGACGAGACGATCAGATATCATTCTAACGTGACTGTTCCTGAAGCACTGGAAGCTACCTGCAAAGCCACAAAAGAACTAAATATTCCACTGTTTGTAAAAGGTCATCCAGTAAATCCTGGAAGCATGGCTCCGCTCCATGAATTGACGACTAAATACAATCACGTCAAATGGATCAATGATGTTTCGATCCATGATATTATCCCTCACGCACGAGCAGTCGTGGTTGTGAACTCTGGAACTGGTATGGAGACGCTACTACATAAGCGTCCTGTTGTCACTTTCGGAAGATGTGAGTATGATTGTGTGAGTAATAGAGCTACGACTGACAACGTCGTCGATATCCTACGGGATCCTAAATTCGACGAAAAAGCTGTTCGAGCATTTTTCGAAACTTGGTATGAATGGACTTACGACACAAGAAGCAGTAAATCTTTTGAGAAACTTTAGGAGAATGTAAATGGCATATTGGGGTTATCACTTGGTTCTTGATTGCGCTGAACTCGACAACGCTGCAATCACATCTTACGACACGATCTACGCTTTCACTAAGAAGCTCGTCAACGACATTGACATGGTTGCTTATGGTGAACCACAGATCGTAAACTTCGGTTCAGGTAACAAGGCTGGATACACATTGGTTCAGCTGATCGAGACTTCCAACATCTGCGCTCACTTTGTGCCAGATGATGGTATGGGTGGAAACGCAATGTATCTTGACGTTTTCTCTTGCAAAGAGTATGATGACCAGATCGTTATCAAACTCGTAAAGGAATTCTTCGGCGCTAAGTATGTGCGTCCGAACTATCTGACAAGACAAGCCTAAGGAGTATATTATGTCCGTTTATGATAATGAATATGATGATTGGATTATCAGAGATCACTTGAAGCGCACAGATAAGAGGATCGGAGAAATTGTTCCAGCTGTTAAGTTTAAGGTTCGCGTTCGTGACGACAGTATCGAAGGATCCAATCCTTATCGTTGGGATGATGTAACATCATACCAGATCTTCGGTGGTAAGCGAGTTATCGTGTTCGCGCTTCCTGGCGCATTCACACCGACTTGCTCGGATCTCCAGCTTCCTGGCTACGACTTCATGTATGAGCAGTTCAAAGCTGTTGGCGTAGATGAGATCTACTGCCT